ACAAAAGTCATTGATACAAATCCTTCTGGGAGAACTGTTGAATATTGATAAGGTGGTTATGCCACGAGGCACGTTGGCCGATTGCGACAATGCAACGAATGGCATATATTATATAAACGGCACAATCACTAACGCTCCGATTTCGTTTGGCGTGTTAATTAGCTTCATTGACACGGTTAAAACAAATTACGGTTTTCAAATCGCCATGCAGACTTGGGGCGGTGTAATCTATGTACGTTCGAGGACGGAGGTGCTTACTTCGTGGACTTCATGGTATAAATTATCAGCGACAATTGCAAGCTGATGATTTGTGCTGGGAGAACTGATTGGTACAGCTACGGGCAATAAAAGCGGATTAATGTCGGTCGAAGATAAAAAAAGACTGGGAAGACGTTTTTTTAAAGGATACACAAAATTAGTTGAAAGTAAATATTGGTACAATCATTATGTCGCATTGATATTTGGCGCTTCTCCTGCATCCAATCTTGGATCATTAATAGCTATAGACTGGAAAGGAAATGAACTAATATCTGTTACTAGATTTTTTGGCAACAACGACAATGTTAAATTGTATCTTGGCAGTAATCCAGAAACAAATATGTATGAGTTATGGTTAGGCTTGATAGGTCTAGACGGAGATGGATCAGAATTTATTATTCAATCAAGAGAATCGATAGATCTAGATAGTAAAACAGTTGAAACACTTCCGTCTTATTTGAAAGTAATCTCTATATCTTGACAAAAAAATAACGATTTTTCAGAGCTGGGAGAACTGATAGGGATCGCTACGAAAGAAAATAAAGGCTTGAGCGATAGTGTTCAAGCCTTAAATTCTACGATTTATAATATTTCTACCGGAAATAAGGAAACTGCTTTGTTTAAAGTTTGTGATTATGGCAGTAATATTAATCATATATTACATATATATAGCGCACCTAATAGCACATTGGATAGTTGCAACTATATTCGTGTGATCTTATCAGACCTATATATATTCGTAAATAAATTATTTGAAAAAGGATATAATAGTATCAGACTTTTTAAAGATAGAAAATCTTTTTATGTTTACGTTTATAGCAGTATATGGACAAGAACCAAGATTGAGGTTTTTTCAGAGAACCCTGATCTCTTCTATTTCACAAACGTGACGGATGAAATCAGTATATCAGATTTGGAAGAAATCTCTATATCTTGAAAAATATAGCGGTTTATTCAGATATTTATTACCTTTGCACCGCATATGGCGTTGTGCATATCAGGATCGGGTGGCACCGGCTTGTACCGGACCACCCGTTTTTTAATCATGTCAAAGAAACAGTTTTCCAATCATTAAAACCATTCTCATTCATAGTTCTTAATTTAACAACTGTATCTTTTGATACATTAGATACAATCTGCAATCCATACCCACCATTTGCAAACACAACGAGCATTCCCCAACCTGTTGGCGTATTTTCTCCATTGGCATTGATAAGCTGATATATGCCATTTTTGGTAACTGAATTTAAATCTGTATCATCATTTATAACTTCTCCCGCCATGAATGGAAATAGTTTCAAACTTGTGAATAGTCCTCCCAGGACTTTCGCGGCAGCCGAAGAAGATGTTAAAGTTGGGTTCTTGGAACCGTCCAAAGTACGGAGCCAAGAGAAGGTGTCGGACTGGGGGCAACTGGTCCTCAAACTCATCTGTTCCGGCTGCCGCAGCGGCAGCAAATGTTGATATTTCTGATGCAGCGGAAACAATCCGTGCGGAAACTAATTCTGTCATCTCATCGACGGTCACCTGTCGTTCGTTGCCGTTTTTATCCACAGCTTTAAAGCCAACTATATTATTCAAGTCCATAATGCAAATTTTAAAATTAAAACAAATACTTCACCCATGCAAAATAATTACTGTTCTCAATATAATTCGGATCATCCTCGTTGGAATATGCCTCCCTCTCAAACGATACCGTCTTATACGCCCTGCCGGCATCCTTCAACCGTACCGCCCTGACCAGCCACTCCACACCATACCAGAGATAGAATGCCAGCCCGGCCAGTACCAGCCACCAGGCGGAAAGGTCAAAACACAACAGCAAGATCCAGATAACTGTACCGATGGCAACTGCCATCTCAACCCATTGACGGGCGTGGGTACACTCATGGTTTCTCACTTTCTGAGTGATTTTCTCTTCCGGTCGCTTGCTTAAAACAAACGGACCGATTGTTATCGTATGGCAAGAACTGAACGCAAGCAGCACCTTTGCCAGAAGGTTGTTACAATATACCTTTTTCATGTTGTTCCTCCTTTTTATCTAAATAATCATTCAAAGAATCAGCCAGCAGACCGGGCAGCATGGAGGTGGAGCGTCTTATGATATCCACCTCTTCTTCGTCAATCTCGACACCTTCAGCAGTCGACTTGAAGATTTTCTCCGCAAGGAGATGCGCCTTCAAGCCCGCTACGTTCTTATATATCCAGTCACCGAAGGCCTCAGTGATGTTACTGGCTATAAGCTTTTCTTTTTTAATCCCATCATAAATAGGGAATTGTGCAAAATTTATTCTCATACTTTATATTTAAATTATCCGCAATAAAACATAACCCAATAATTACCCATACACTTAATGAAGCCGGATGCAAAATCCAAATCAATATAAGACATCTCCTGTCCTCCGGGAGCAGGCAGGATCCGTCCTCCTGTCAATCTTACTCCGCCGCTCATACGTTTGAAGTATATAGTATGTCCCGGAACATCCGGAGGAAGTGTCACTTCTATATTACCTGTATTAAGAAACATCACATTGTCATCATTGTTATTCAGGGAGGTGCTGACGGATATGTTCCTCCAGTTGCCAACTATGCCACGAAGAGAAACATAGCTGTCATTGTTCGGATGAAGGAAAATGTTACCTCCCTCCACGAATAGAGGAATGCTCGGAGTCTTGATGTGCATTCCGATCATGGCATTTGGACTCTGTATGTCAATTCCAGCATCATACTTAATCCCTTCAATGGTGACAAACTGCGTGTTTCCCCCGATTCTTACGTTTGCAAATGTCCTTTCGTTATAAAACTCAATCTGCCCGGCTGACAATTTAAAGCCGACATAAAGATTGGTTTCATTCTCATAAAGAGTTTTTGAGGACAGCATCCCCGAAGCGATGGAGAACGGACCGATACGTCCGCTATCCGCCGTAATCACGCCGGTGATATCTGCATTCTTACATTTGAAATACCCGGTTACGCCATTGATAAGAAGAGTTTCACCTTCATCGTTGTGGGATTTAAGCACATTGTTTTTGAACATGAATCCGGCCACATTCGCACCATCGGCAAACAAGGTATCAGTAGCGATATTCACAAACTTCTGCATGGCTTCCCAGTTGGAATCTCCGTTGGCTGATGTGGGTGCAGCGGTAACGGAAGCACCGTAATTCTTTACAAGGAAATTATAATAAACTCCCCCTATCAGATATATAACCTTATCCCGGTAATCCGCATTCCAGACATAAGTCTGTCCTGATGCGAATACACCTCTGTCACGGGGAAACGCCCCTGTTGCTCCGGTTGCTCCTATGGTACCATCATTTGCAACACCCACCCCTTTTTCAGCGACAAAATTATTATTCCATGCGTTCGCATCGGAAACTGATTTATAAGCCCGGACGGCAAACTGGGTGTATCCGGCTGTCGCTGGAACGGATATCTGATTGCTTAGGGTAGCACCTACATGAGCCAGCCAGTTTCCGTTGTATTTGCGTGCAGCCAGATAAAGCGTGCTGCACGTGCTTACATTGCCTGCCACATTCTGTTTGCAAGTGACAAGGAATCCAGACGGGGATGGCGTGCCTGTTGAAGTGAAGTTGATCACGCTGACAGGACTGTCCAGCCAGTAGGATGCCGACGGTCCGACGGGAGCAACCATCTCCTGCCAGTCCGCATGTACCGTCCGGTTCGCAGATCTGCCGGCGAGGATGTATCCGCCGTCTCTTTTCCTGCGGAGTCTGCCGTTTCTGAACTTGGCGATTTTAATCGGAGGGTTGGAGGTTTCAACCTTGCTTAAGTAAGATCCTCCGGCAAACGATACTGTACTGTTCTTGGTATACGGAGTATTGGCGGATTCCCAATGACCGGCTGCTGTGATGCTCTCACCATCCTTTCCGTCACTGCCGTCCACAACCATCGGGACAGTCTCGACATCAACCGCCTGACCGTTCACGTAGAACACGAACTTCAAGCTACTGGTAAAATTACCGGAAGCCACCCCGACACCATCACCGATGGGAACCTCGGCCGCACCGTCACGACTGTACTTCAACTCCCCGTCCGTTGTGGCCGTAGTGACCGCACCGACTGTCTTCATACGCCGGCAGGATACCGAAGCTACACTGTAACCGCCGCTCTTGTTCTTGCTGACCATCGTGGCCGAAGTGACAAGGCTATAAATTACCGCATCGGAACCGTCCGCCCCGCCACGGACACCGGTTATCTTGAAAGTCAGTTCACGGGTATAGAGCTGCCCGTTCTTCATTGCAGCCAGTGTGATGGTGACCGTATTCTGTTCCGGAACCGACTTTCCGGCAGCGACGGATATCGCCACCGCTCCGGTGGCCTTGCTTGTGCTTGCCGTGAAACCGGCAGGCGTGCTGACTGTTAAAGTCTCAAGGGTGAGTTTCTCGGTACCGTACCACATGGATACATGGGTAGTCCATGACTGTGCGGAAGTAGTAACACCGGTACTGGTAAGAGCGACGCTCACCATCTCATTGTCAAGGTCGGCCATGATATTCGACTCCCCGTCCTTACTCCAACGGTGCACAGGGGCCGGAGTGCTCCATTCACTCCATACTCCATCACGCTTCACACGTTTGCACGCCCATTCCACCTGATGGTCTGCATCCACGCCAAGAAAATCATCTGTCCAGCCTTCCGGTATATAATCATCCTGCTGCTTCGAATCCGGCTTGTCAGGGGTAAGGCCGATGATGTTGGTACGGGTGTAGATCCACTCGTAACCTTTGCCGTCCTTACCGTCAGTCCCGTCTTTGACCATGACCATCCACAAACCATTCCGGTATATGTAAGTACAATGGTCAGCCGTATTTCGGTAGCTGTCCACCCTCCTTGGGATTGGACGGATGGGATGCGAACTCACCCAAGAAGGTGATACTCTCACCTTTAAGTTCACGACCGTCCAGCAGCATCTCCCAGTCTTCATGCACGGTCCAGTCGGCTGATTTCCCGGCAAGGATATAACCGCCATCCTTTTTCTTTCGATAATTGCCGTTCCTGAACCTTGCAATTTTAATCGGAGGATTGGATGTTTTCACCTTGGAGATAAAAACACAGCCCGCCAAAGTGACCATGGTATTGACCTCGTATGGGGTCTTAGAGGATTCCCAATGACCGCCACCTATTACAGACAGTCCCGGATCACCCTTGTCACCTTTGGCGGCTGATACAAGCCAGTCCGGATTGTTTTCGGATGGCTCGGAAGTAGTGCCCTTGTCATTGACGCACAACCATGTGGAACCGTTATGGGGCACACGGGAATAATACGCATACTTCCTGCCCGGCTCCCAGCTAGGGAAGTCGATAGGAACGCGGACTGTGCTACCGGTAATTTCATCAATTTGAAAAATCAATCCCGTCATGATGATATCCTGCAATACTGCCGAGAACCTGTCGCAGTTGATCCCGTTGATGGTCATACCCTTCTTCTTGCCGAACCAGCTCTTCATCTGTGCCGGCTCCGGGTCCCAGGTGTTGGCATTGTCAACAAGGGTGATGCAGCAGTTACCGTCACGCACGTCTATGATGATATAAGTCTGACGCTCCTTGTCGGTGAAGTTCCCCGTCTGTCCGAGACGCATCTCGTTATGGGGAACGAACTCATATCCGGGACGCGGAACCATCACGAATGTCTTCTCGTCGTAATCTGCGGAAGTGATACGGTACTGTATTTTCCGGAAACCAATAAAGTCACCGGTAGTGACGCTTTTGTCATGCCAGAAGCCTAGGAGGATATCGTCCGGCTTCTGTCCCAGCGGTACACCATCCTCCAGATCAGGGATGACAGTATAGCTGCCGTCACTATTGGCGACAAAGCTTTTTATCTTCAGCCCTCCGCCGGGACTTATAGTATTATATCCTTCAAAATAGGTCTGACGGTTGAAACGAAGTTCTGGTACACTCAGAGAGCTGCGCAGGACCAAAGCCTCCAGCTCGGCACGGGCGTCCTCACCGATGTAACCTCCAGAAACACCGGTAACGAAATCACCGAACTTGGCGTATTTCTTGATGACGGTTCCGCCCAACAGGGATAATAGGAAACCGGTGCGTTCCTCCGTATCCTTGCGCATGAACATGATCAGCGAGCGCAATGCGGAATACACGTTATGGTCTGTTGCTGGGGTGGAGTCGTGGCTTCCGATCACATACACACCGCTGCCACCACCGCCCGTATAGGTCTGTCCCTTCAGGGTAAGGCTCTCAACCTTTTCCTCCAGCTCCCCGATACGGGAATAGGCGGCGGTTTCCCCGACAGTATAAACAGGTGAGTCAAAGGAATAATCAAGATTGAATTCAAATCCGATAACCCTTGACTGTCTTCCGTTCTCGAAATAAGCCTTGTTGATAAGGTTGACCTTTTGACCGATGCTATAGAAATTATGAACGCCATCCTCACGGTATGCGTCATTTGACATCATCGTGCAGCCATAGGTACTCGGGTCTATCTTGGATTTGG